AAACCGATACATGTATGTTAATGGAAACTTTGACCTTATGGTTGAGGGGGATTATAATCTTAATGTTAAGGGAAACAAATACGAACATATAACTGGTCACTCATACACCACTGTCATGGGTAATAGATTAAGTAAAATGCAAGGACATGAATTAGTTGATACTCAAAGTTCATATCTATTAATGACTGCTGGTAACTTCAATTGTCAAGTAGGGCAGTCTGACAAAGACCAAAAGAAAATAGGTAATTATCGTTTGCGTGTCTTGGGACAAATGAACGAAACGGTTCAAGGCAAACACAAAATAATGGGTGGTAATGATTTTAAACATATGGTCAAAGGTGACATAGGATTTACTACCGCACTTAGAACAGGAATTGACCCAACTGCAGCTTTAGATGCTGCTTCTTCTGGGTCAGCTCCAACTCCAGATGCACTTGTTCAAGGTGGTTCAATTAAATTGGAGGCAATTCAGAAAATTGATATTGCAGCTGCTCCGACTGATTTACCGAAAGTGCCTGGCATGCCTCTTGGTGGTGTTGTTTCCATAGTTTCTGATAGAATTAATACAACCGCGAGAGTTGACTATGTAGAGAGAGTTGGCCCAGTTTCGGTTCCCCTACCAGCTCAAATTATCGGACTCAAAACAACACAAGTTATGTCTGCTCTGCCTGCTGGTGGTATCTTTGAAAATGTTCTTGGACTTGGTAACATTACTAGAACAATTGTTGGTGAAGGTAACATTGTTGACCTCGCAACCCTTGGTACTGCTACTTACACCGCTGGTGTTGGAGTTGCTAGTCTTGTTGCCCTTGCTGGTGCTGCTAATGTTACTGGTACTGCTCTACTTACTCTTTCTGGTGGTACTGCGGTGCTTACTAGTGCTGCTACTGCTATTGTTGGTACTGGTGGTGTTACAATTACTGGTCTTACGATTGACCTAAATTAAAGGATAAGAAATGAGTTGTAAAGGTATAGGAGCACAGTTTGGGGAAATCGCGGATAAGATTGACCAACTACAAGATCAAATTGACAAAGTTGTTGATACTACTGTTGATGCGATTGCGAGTGAACTGGGTATCAAAGGTCTTCAGGCAAAATTTCTTGCTATGCAAGGAGAGTTTGAAGCGCTGTTCCAAAAAGAATTTGGTAACCTAGAAAACTTTCTTGAACAATTAAAAGATGGTATACCTTTTTCTGAAGATATTCAGAACTTAATGGCTCTTGGAGCCCAGACTGTTGAGTTTGTTAATAGATTAGAAGATTTAAAAGACAAGTATGGAAATGATTCAGCAGTAGAAGATATTCTAAGAGACCCAGCAGGATTCTTGGATACTTTAGGAGCTGACTTAGAAAAATTATGTGAGGCTTTACCTAACTTTGAAAAAGCAAAAGATGGTAAGATAAAAGTTACTGCTGCCAAGTTTAACCTTGACGCTGGTGAGATAGATGCTGAAGAATTATTGAATGAGGGTGTATCTCCATTAATAAAAAGAATTAAAGAAGCTTTGAGGAGAATGACAATAACATTTGAAGAGGACAAAGTTTCTACATTAAATAAAGCTACAGACACGAACTTCGGATAAAGTTATTATAAATAGTCAAATGATTAGGAAACCTACTACAATATACAAAGATTTTGATTTGAGTTTTACTAAAAACCCAAACACAAAGGATATTGCTCGTAGAGTAGATGTTCAGGCGGTTAAGCAAGCTTTAAAAAGTCTATTATTGACTGATTACTATGAAAAACCGTTTAACCCGAATTATGGTTCTCCAATTAGAGGACTGTTGTTTGAACCACTCGATCAGGCTACTGGTACAAGTATGGCTACGGAAATAAAAAGAACCATACAAAACTTTGAACCGCGTGCTGTTGTAGAAGAGGTAGAGGTTTACCCAGATGTAGACACTAATACCTTTAACTGTAAAATATTTTTTTATGTTAGAGGAATAAGAAGACTACAAGAATTAGATTTAGTTTTAGAGAGGTTGAGATAATGCCAATAGCTGCTGTTATAGGAAATCTTACTACAAATACACATGGGTGTAATACATCGGTTCCAATTGACAACACTCCAGCTGACTATTTAGCAGACAACACTGCTCTTGCATCTGGTGTATCAATTGGAGGCGTACCTGTTGCAGTAGTAGGTTCTAAACTTTCAGACCATACAATTAGTTCTGGTGGTAGTTGTGTTCCTCACCCATCTATGGTTGTAAATCAAGGTTCGCTTACAGTAAAGGTTGGTGGGAATGGTCTTGCTTATCAAGGAGCAACTGTTTCTTGCCCAGGCACAATAACTGGTGCTGCTGGAACAGTTAGTGTAGGCACAGGTATACCTTAAACAAAAAGAGAGAAGATATGTCAGTAAAAAATGTAACAGAATTAGATTTTAGTACAATAAAACAAAACCTAAAAACACACTTGCAGAATCAATCTGAATTTGCAGATTATGATTTTGATGCTTCTGGTATCTCGCAACTAGTGGATTTGTTGGCTTATAATACACATTACAATGCAGTTCTCGCCCACATGGTATCTAATGAATCTTTCATTGACTCTGCTGTAAAAAGAAACTCCGTTGTATCTATTGCTAAGACTATGGGATATGTCCCAAGGTCTGCTCGTTCAGCAAAAGCTGTCATAGACTTGACCGTACAACCAGACCCAGCTTACAATGTAACTGCTTTAACTCTCAGTAAGTCCAAAGTTTTTAGTTCTAATGTAAATGGAAGAAATTTTTCTTTTGTACCAGATAAAGATTACAGTGTAGATAAGTCTGTTGTAAATGGTGTTTCTGCTTTTAGATTCACGGATATTAATCTTATTGAAGGAACTAGGGTAACAACATCTGAAGTCATTAGTACAACAAATAGGTCTGGGCCAGTAATACTTCCAAACGATAATGTTGACACTACCACACTTACAGTTAAAGTTCAAAATTCTGCGACAAACTTAAATGCTGAAACATATAGTCAATCAGAAACAATAGCTGGTGTTAAGTCAACTTCAAAAGTATATTATCTTGAAGAAAGAACAGATGGATACTATCAAGTAGTATTTGGTGATGGTGTTCTCGGTAAGCAACTAGATGTTGGAAACATTGTCATATGCGAGTACATAATTTCTAATGGTACAAAGGGAAATGGTGCTAGAGCATTTTCTCCACCGACTAATATAACTGGAAACCAAGAAACACTTAATGGAAAAACGAAAGCAGTCGCTGCTGGTGGATACGAATTAGAAACTACTGATAGTATTCGTTTTAATGCACCAAGATTTAATTCTGCGAAAGGTAGAGTTGTGACATCTACTGATTACGAAACAGCGATTAAACAATCCAATCCAAATATCAAATCAGTTACGGTGTGGGGTGGAGAAGATAATATACCGCCTGTTTATGGTAAGGTTTATATATCACTACAACCTCAATCTGGATTTGTTATTACAGAGACAGAAAAAAATGAAATTACTAACAATGTTATAAAACCAAAACTACCTGTGTCTTTGGTTACAGAATATGTAGATGCAGAAACACTGTTTATTGGATTTAACATCGCGGTTACTTATGACCCGAAACTTACTACATCATCTTCAGACTTTATTAAAACATCTATCTTGTCACAAGTAAGTAAACACTTTAATGCAAATGTTAATGAGTTAAAGAAAAATTTCTTCTTTTCTAAATTAACTAGAGAACTTGATTTGGTAAATGATTCTATTTTGGCAAACAACATAGAAATGAGATTGATGAAAAAGATTTCACCTACTCTTGGTACTCCTACTCGGTATCAATTAAAGTATAACAATAAACTATTAGCTAGTTCTGTTAGAACAAATTATTTTACTGCTAATATAAACGGTTCACAAGATGAGGTCTATATAACAGATAAACCAGACGAAACATTTACTGCGTCACAACAATATAACGGACAAAGATTTAACCTTGCGAAAGGTGACCTTATTTTGAAAACAAAAGCAACAAACACTATTATAGGGGGAACCGTAGGAACTATCGATTATGACACTGGGTCATTGGATATTTCATCTTTAAGAGTTGATGAAGTTAGTGGGTCTGCTAATACTGACA